TTCTGCTCGCAATGCTGCCACTTCCTCTCGCGATTATTGCGCCAGTTTCTGGATCCCGATAGCCTCCAGCCCCAGGGGCAAGACCTGAACTACGCGCATATTCTTGCTGGTCTGCGATCTTTTGCGCTCTACGAGTTGACGCAGACTGAGCAGCCGCAACCCTGTCGTAAGCGTCAGCCGTACTGTTAAGTATTTTGTTCAGGTCTGCCTGCTTTGAAGCTATTTCTTGGGTAATTCTTTTATAAGATTCTCCTGGGGTCGTATTGGCTAATTGAGTCTGAAGCTCAGAAATCTCAAGATTTAACGCTGCTGCTGTATTTGGCAGGCCAAGCTTTCCAGCTGGTCCCTGCGCGAAATTTTGAAAGGCAGCACTGCTGAACATTTCGGCGTTTGCCCTTACCTGCTGTCTCCCTACCGAACGACTCTGGACTTGACCGAGCAAGGCAATTCTGGTCTGGGTTTCAAGGTATTCATTGCTCGTAAAATTAAGGGTTTTCATCCCCTCGGATAATCGACCAATCTGTCGCTGAATTTTTTCAAGACTCATCGCAGGGCGCTGAGTGGTCTCAAAGCCAGCGTTAAATTTTTTAACTTCTATATTGACTTCCTTCAATCGACCCTGTAAAACATCAATATCTTTTGCAATTTGAGCAAAGGCTGAAGATCCTGGCCTGGCTTTGCCTTTTAAAACTTCAAGCTGCGAAATTACGGCTTTAATATCAGAAGCAGAAGACTTAGCAGCGTTACCTGTTTTGACAAAACCAACCCTTTGCTGCTCTAGCTCGTCGGTAGAGCCTCTAAGGGTTGCCTTGAGATTCCCAATACTTACACCAAGCTCGCGATAAACCTTGCCGCCCATAGCGGCCTGTTCGCGCAAGCCTTCAAACGCTTTGATCTGACCTTTTATTGTCGCTTCGCTATTGCCAACCTCTTTGGCAAATTTGACAATATCTCTAGTCGCCTGATTAATATCTCGATCAGAAAGTTTTGTCTGCTTCGATAAGTCTCGAAACGATTTATTTAATGCTGCAAGTTTTTCGCCACCTTTGATGCCAAGCTCAATAGCTATCGGTTGAACAGTCTTACTTGCCATCTTTCTTGTTCAGCTCAGAGAGTGCAGCAGCTTCCATTACTTGAAGGCTCTCCAGCATCTCACGGGGATTCTCTACATCATAAAGGGACATCAGTCCTGACGCACCTAGCAAAACCTCATACTTCAATCCAACGTAACCTCCCATCGTGACGGTCCATTGCGTTTGCATCCGCAAGAACATCATCAACGCATCCCAGTTTTCTTCCCATACCTCAAAGTGCTCCTCCTCAGGAGCGGCCTGACGCTGCGGCTTCAATCCAAATGCCGCAGCGTCATCTGCACTCTTGTCCTCTACTCTTTTGCCGCCATTCGCCCAATACTTGACGGCATCTTTTAGTTTCCCAGTTTCGCGCCTTCAAACGTTTCGGTGTAAGCCTTCAAGACACCGCGAATCCAATAAGGGTCATCAGCAAATTCTTTCATTGCTACCTGGGAGAACGGCAACGGCTTGCCGTCTTCATCCTCGATTCCTTCCCATCCAGTCATCACTGCTTTAAGCAAATCGAGGTCGCCCTTGTCTGCAAGCTTTTGGAACTCAGACCGTGGAACTCTTTTGAATACTGCGTCAAAACTAGAGTCATCAAAGACCCCGCCATCAGCAGGCTCTTCCACAGTTACAGGCCATTTAAAAGTCTTGACCTTTTTGCGAACGAATGCCATTGAGCAAATTTAACTGCAATTAGCTTACAACAATAAAAAAGGCCGTGCTCTCCAACACGGCCTCAGGAGCCCATCTCGTCAGATCAAGTGTACACCAAGCTGAACTCATCATTCCCTGCCGTTGATGGAATCGCGGTGTATGGGATGTTCAGCATCGCGATACCGTCTTGATCGCCATAACTCACGTCCCCGATATCGACCTGGGTGCTAGCAAAATCAACAATGTTTCCAGCAGTGGTGCCATGCTGGAACGTCAAGTTGCCTAGCGTGCTGTCAGTCAAAGCAGCTGTGAAGTAGTCCTTGGTCGCAATCGAAACCATCTCGATACTCACGCTACCGCTTGCACTGCGATCAGTGATCAGCACTTCCTTCGTGCAACCAATCAACTCTCGGTAAACAACAGAATTGCCGATGTCTAAACTAATTGACTGCAAGCAGCCAGAGTAAGACAGTAAGGAGAAGGTGTCTGTGTTGCCGTTCTTAAAGATCAGCGGTGTCGCCTGGTTTGCGTAAGTGACGCTAGGCAATGCTGAATCGTCAGGGGCGTTGTAGATACCAGTGAAGGTGAAGTCAATCGTAGGAATTTCTCCTACGCTTCCGTTCAAGGTAAATGTCCCTCTAGCACCAGTCACCTTGTGACGAACACCATCAATGTTGTAGTGAATAGTGACTGAACTGAAAGATGCACTTACTGGTGCATAGGTGACACTGACTCCAGCAGATACAGTCTCAGAAAGGCCGCAAGCTTGAAGCGCCTTGCCGTACTGCGGAGCGGTGCCAGCAGTACCAGATCCTGCTAGCTCAACACTGAACGTACATTCAACGCGAGTGTTGGCCAGCAGCTGCTCCGAAGCGCCTAAGTAGGGACGAATCAGATCACGATTAACGACATCACTCTGCTGTGGAGTGATGTTCAGATCTCTCACCAAAACCGCGTCGGTTCCTGTTGGAGTCGGATCGACTCCGTAGCTCGACTCTGTTTCGATCAGAATCAGTCGTTTCCGTAGAAGAAGTGGTGCCATTTTCTTGTTGGGGGTCGGCGGGAAGTGTTCGCTGAATCAGAGTGCGTTTTCCGGTTTCTGGATCGAGAAGATACGACCCACCTTGACCGCTGTACTCGTCTTTCATCGTAATCCTTGCAACTGCTTAAACCTTAGTAGACGGTAAGGTCTGCTACTGATGTCCTGTATTTAACGTCGTACTCATTAGAAAACACTCCAGCAGGTTGATCTGCATCAAGAAACTCAAAGCTTGTCAGTACGGGCTGCACATCAATTGCATATCCTCCAACAGTCAAGTCGGCCATAAGTTTCGAGTGCATAGATTCAATCACTGAATCAGCATCCGTATAGGGAGTCGTAGATCGAGTAATTACAACGACTCTTACGCGCATCGTCCAGTCAAGCTTCGGTAAAGAAGTCTGCTGCTGCGCGACATCGTTTACTGGCTCGATCACGATCATTGGAGTCTCAGCCCTTGCAGCCGCTGTAACCCTTGATCTGTACACCCTCCCATTAACGCCAGCGGTGCTGGCCAGTGTCGTGGCAATCTGAGACAGGATTTGTTCGCGTCTGGTAGTCATCAATCACACATCACAGAACCGTGGAACTCTTCGCCATTACCTATATTGCTCACAGTACACCGGACATAAAGGACGGGACTGTTGGAATAAAAATGGGCATCAATACCGCTACCGGAGTGAGAATGAGACTCAAGCTCGAACCAATCAGTCCCATTCAAAGAGCCCTCATCGATAACAGTTATATTCCCACCCACAATTTTATGAACAAACACATAGTTCACACCCGCAAGCTTTACCGCAGGAGTTGATCCATCAGCAGTGAGAGGATCCCAAGAGTAAATGTTCTTGGAATTGTCTGCGAAGTAGCCGATTTCAGCAGTCATCAATTCTTCATCAGCATTAACTCAACGAATTTCCCATCGTCGATGAGGTTCGCGCTTCTGACAGTGTAGTTCACTCCATCAACCGATACTGCATCGCTGTGCAACAAGCTTCCAAATTTTGACGACTCACAAGTCAGCTTGTAATCAGTCGTCAGCACCACTCCGTCAGCAATGATCTCGCTTGGCATGTCCAATATCCCTAGCCCTGAAGTGGACCCAGCCGTAACAGGAACAGCAAAATCAGCACTGCTCAAAAAAACGCTTAAATCTTCTGTAAATGCCATGAGAAAAGCCCGGACGAACCGGGCACGTACAGCTATCAGGCGTACTTCAAAGCACCAAAAGCATTGACGCTATAGGTGTGAGTTGAAGTAGATACTGTTGAAACAGCTTTGATGAAACGCTTGGCGCTTCCTTTATCAAAAACCAACGTCTGCTTGCTTGCGCTTGTGCTTACTTGCGTAAACGCAGCGTCAGTCACGTCAGAATAGGTTCCACCAGAGGTGTCAGCTGACTGAATTTTGACATCCAAAGTTGAAGTTCCGCCATTCTCGACATCGAGAATTACGCAAATGTCACCTTCATAGTCATTCAAGTCAACAGCAGTGCCGTTAAGAGCAGAAGTGCGTGAAGCTGTGGGAGCTAACGCAAAATGTGAGAGCTTTTCAAGTCCGACAGATAAAATGGTCATTGGTCCTCTCCAGAAGAAGGTTTTACACGTCCGCGTCGTGTAGATACTGCTTTCGGCGCGGTCGTAGTGGCAGGTTTAGGAGGACAAGCTGGTGCAGGCTCAGGATCTGCAGCCACTTTGGCCTTATCACTGCCAATCAGCAGTGTTGCAATGCCTTGCTCGACTTCAACAAAGGAGCCTGCTTTCACAGACTCCCCGTTGATCATCACATTGCGGATGATCTCAACTCTCATGAGTATCAGGTGCCAAGGCAGAATGCACCAGGCTGCTTGACGGCGAAGTCAACATCCTGAAGAGCGATCACGCGGACGGTGCCAGCAGTAGCGCCAGCATAAGGATCAACAGTCAGATCCAAGCCAGACCACATGCCCATGATGAACATGGAGAAGTCGCCGAACAATGCGTCGTTGGCTGCAAGCTGGTTGGAAACGATCACGGGATAGCCGTTGATCTCGTTGTCAGCGAAGACGAACTCGCCGCTTCCAGCGTCCTTCTTGGTTCCTTTCAGGCCGCCGCGAGTGGTGGCGTTGACGATATAACGAAGAGCGCCAGCATCAGCGTTAGCTGCAGCAACGTCGGTCTCCATTGCGATGAACTCGGTAAAGGTGCCGGTGCCCGTAAGGGTCTCGGAGCCAATTCCGCTCACGTTGGTCAAGCCTTGAGGCTGGTTGGAAGAGCCGGTGCCGTAGATAGCAGCGCGGTCGATTTCCAGTGCAATCACGCGGGCAAGGTCG